TAACAGAAATTTAACATGTCAGCTAAAGTATTATCTTCAGATAATATTAAAACTATCGAAAATCTAATTAATAGAAGTTTTTTGATTACACATAGTGATAAAGCTGAATTCAAAAAAATAATAAATGAAAATAATATAGATAGTGCAAAAAAGGTGTTAGATAAATTAAAAAGAGTTTCTTTAATTTATTCTGATGCACTTAAAATCGGTGAAGTAGAAAAAGCTTTAGTGAGTGGTAGTAGTGGTAGCAGTGTTAGTAGTGATAATGATAGTGATAATGATAGTGATAATGATAGTGATAATGATAGTGATAATGACAGTGATAGTAGTGGTATTAATAAAAAAAAACAAGATGAATTTGCCGAAGAAGTAAAAAACCAAGAAGAAGAAAAAGAAGAAATCACAGAACTCGAAGAACTCGAAAAAACAATTGGTGATGATTATAAAAAGTCTGAAGATGAAACGAAAATCTCAGACAATGACAATATAGAAAAATTATCAGAACAGGTAAAAAAAGAAAAGAAAGAAGAAAAGAAAGAAGAAGAAAAGAAAGAAGAACAAACAACGGAACAACAAGATCAAGAAGGACAAGTAAAAGAAATTATTAACAATATTGACAATATCGACCTTGTCAATCTAAAGTTTAATTATACAGACGAATTAGAAAAAATGATAAAAAAAGTAAAATTGGAACTAAAAAAAACTAAAAATCGCTAGTAGCGATCGAGGCTTAAAATCTTTTTCAATTTTATTAAAAGAGATAAAAAACAAAATTGGTATAGGTTTTTTATCAGACGATGACAGAATTCTTTTTTCAATAGAACTAATATATTTATTTAGTGCAATGAAAGCTTTTATGGAAAATAATTATGACAATTTAATTAAAACATTTCATAATCCAGGTCAGTACATTTTTAACGTAAATAATAGCAAATTTATTGAAAGAATTATGAAAGATTTGGATGTTAGTTCGGTTATGCATGAAAAGAAAAAAATTTCGAAAGACATTGCTATCATCGAGGAAATTAAGACATCTGCCCGTGGTATAACGGAAAAAATAAATATAACGAAGGCGTCACTGTATGATGGTATAGAAACATTACCACAAGAACAACTATTATGTTACGCGAATTTGATTATTATATTACGTGACATTGAAAAAATTTTTATATGTGAAGAAACAGATATTGATATATTTGACGATGCTAGTCTAAATGATATTAATACTATGATGAAAAAAATATATAATGAACTATTTGATAAGAATAAAATATTATTCAGTACCATGACACTGATAATAACATATATTTTATTCTTGCCCACCAAGTGTAAATTAGACTTGACTTTAGATGAACTAAAAAAATATTTAAAAATAAGCAATGCTTCCGAAGGAGTGTTTTTAAAAACCATGTCCGATACTTTGAAAACATATTTACAGAATGTTTACTTTGATTATTTTAAAGTAATTGAAATAAACAATAAAAAGAATTATATAAAAAAATACATTTCTTCAGCAAATGATTTTTTAGATTACATAAAAAGTATCAAAAAAAAAAGAAACTGTTGAAGGTGGTGGTAAAAAAAGAGGATTGTCTAATAATTTATACGAGAAAAAATATAGAAAATACAAAGAAAAATATCTAAAGATAAAGAAAAATTTTAATTAATTCAATAATTTTATATAATATAGAATAACTTAAATTTTATGAGAATAAAGAGTCCATCTATTTCTGATATCCACAAAAGATTTTTAAAAAACTTTATTGAAAAAAGTTTTTTAATAACAAACACAGATAAAAGTATTTTTTTAAAATTGACAAATAATCTAAAACCTCTAAATGAATTTATTGAAATGATAGATAAACTAAAAAAAATTTCTTTAGTTTATTCAGATTTATTAACGCTCGAAGAAATAAAAAAAAGTTTAGAAATTTCGAGAAAAAAATCAATAAACATTATTAATGCTAAGAAGAAACAACGAGAAGAAGAAGAAGAAGAAGAAGAAGAAGAAGAAGAAGAAGAAGAAGAAGAAGAAGAAGAAGAAGAAGAAGAAGAAGAAGAAGAAGAAGAAGAAGAAGAAGAAGGAGAAGAAGGAGAAGAAGAAGTAGTAGGAGAAGAAGGAGAAGAAGGAGAAGAAGGAGAAGAAGGAGAAGAAGGAGAAGAAGAAGTAGTAGGAGAAGAAGGAGAAGAAGAAGTAGTAGAAGAAAAAAAAGTAGAAGTAAAAAAAGTAGTAGGAGTAGGAGAAGGAGAAGAAGAAGGAGAAGAAGTAGTAGAAGAAAAAAAAGTAGAAGTAAAAAAAGTAGTAGGAGTAGGAGAAGGAGACGAAGAAGTAGAAAAAGAAGAAGGAGAAAAAGAAGTAGAAAAAGAAGTAGTAGGAGAAGAAGGAGAAGAAGAAGTAGTAGAAGAAAAAAAAGTAGAAGTAAAAAAAGTAGAAGTAAAAAAAGTAGAAGAAAAAAAAGTAAAAGAAGTAGTAGAAGAAAAAAAAGTAGAAGTAAAAAAAGTAGTAGGAGTAGGAGAAGGAGAAGAAGGAGAAGAAGTAGTAGAAGAAAAAAAAGTAGAAGTAAAAAAAGTAGTAGGAGTAGGAGACGAAGAAGTAGAAAAAGAAGAAGGAGAAAAAGAAGTAGAAAAAGAAGTAGTAGAAGTAAAAAAAGTAGTAGAAGTAAAAAAAGTAGTAGGAGAAGGAGAAGGAGAAGAAGTAGAAAAAGAAGAAGGAGAAGGAGAAAAAGAAGTAGTAGAAGTAAAAAAAGTAGTAGTAGTAGAAGAAGGAGTAGAAGAAGGAGTAGAAGAAGGAGTAGAAGAAGGAGTAGAAGAAGGAGAAAAAGAAGCAGTAGATGCTAAGGAGGAAAAAGAAGAAGAAGATATTGAGAAAAAAAAAAAAGACGTTGCACATGTTGAATTTCCTGATACTAAGTATGATGACATGTTCGATAAAATCGTGACAAATTTGAACATTCTATTAAAAAAAGATTCATTGTGCAAAACAGAATTATTAAAGCTGAAACATAAAATAACTGAATACATTTTAAATAAAACTTTGAAATGCGATGTAAATTTATTGAACAACCACATTAACGAACACATTAACAAACACATTAAAAACTCAAAAAAGAATAGTGTTTTTAGAAATATTAAAGATATTAAAATTGGACAAGACACAACTCCAGAAATAATCACTTCAAACATGTTAGGATTGCTAGTTGATGATATCATTGAAAAGAAAACAATGCCATATCCAAATAGTCTTATAATAATGCGTAACATATCAAAATTATTAAAGATTTTTAAGCCAGATAATATAGATGTAAATAGAATTACTAGATCACTAATCTTTATAAAACTGAAAATTAATATTAAAGAGTTATGTAGTAAAATTTCAAAAGACCCAAAATGTGATTATAGTATAGAAAAATTAAAAAAGGCAGTTGAAACTTATTATAATTTATATCATACTAAAAAAATAGAAAAAAAAGATAACACCTATCTTAAATTCAAGGATGTTAGTAAGGATTTTGATAATAAAAATTTCCTTTTTTTTTTTAATAAAAATAGATTTATAAACAATTTTAAACAAATTTTTAAAATAAACACGACGACACCTACCATACTTTCGGGATTACCTATCGTACTTTTGACATTAGCTGCAATTACTGTTAAATTTGAAAAATCCAATAGTTCGAAAATTGCTATATTAAACTTAGTGAAAGATGGTCTTTCTTCGATTATAAAACTTTACGATGGAGATCTTTCTTATTATATTAATGAAACAGTATACGACAATATTATTGCAGAGAGTAAAAAAAAAAAAATGATTAATTTAAAAGGTGGAAGTGGATCACTCAAAGACATATACAAACAAAAATACAAAAAATACAAAATGAAATATTTGGCGTTAAAAAATAGTCAATAAAACATTTTATTGGTAGTATTTTTTAAAATAATTTAAAATAAAATCTATTTTTTTGATTTAGATTTTTTAGCTTTACTCTTTCTTTTAGGTTTACTAGCCTTTTTAGGTTTACTAGCCTTTTTAGGTTTACTCTTTCTTTTAGGTTTACTAGCCTTTTTAGGTTTACTCTTTCTTTTAGGTTTACTAGCCTTTTTAGCTTTACTCTTTCTTTTAGTTTTAGTTTTTCCTCCAGAAACTTTTTTAACAATTTCGGAAGCTGATTTGGAAATATCTCCTCCTTTTATATCTTTAACGAATTTAGCAGCAAATGGTAAATTCTTTTTAACATATTCTTTCATTGCTTTTTTATCTAAATCCTTTTCTTCTTTTTTGTCATCTTTATGAACAATTAATTTATAAGTATCATTTGGTGATCCTTTGATAGTGATTTTATGTTTTTTATCTCCATCTTTTTTATACATTTTGATAGTAACACCTTTTGTTCCTGAGTAAATAGCTTCTTCATGAACAGTTCCTTTTACTTTATCACGAGTGATACAGTTATGAATGTAATTAATTTCTGACCCATGTTTTGACATATTTATAGTTATATCATATTGTAATAAAAAAATTTGAAAAAATTTAATTTTGTTTCAATTAAATTTAATTTATAAAATTTGTTTTAGTATTTTCAATTTGCTTTAATCAATTTAACTTGAATATGCAACACCTCCCATACCTGAGATAACTCTGAATACATTTTTATTTCTACCAAAAACATAAAGTTTATTATCACTACCGTAAATTCTAAGATCTGGTAATCCAGTTTTCTTAGTACTATCTTCTACTGTCAATACTAATTGAGTTGTGTCAATTCTTGAAAGATTTGCTGAACCTGTTGGTTGAATTTGTTCTGGGTGAAGAGCAAATGAGTAAACATTGATACCGTCAGCAGGAGCGTTAGTATGATGTTGTAATGGTTGAAGATAATTAAAGAATGAAGCATCTTGAGGTTTGAATCTATCAGTACCATTAAATTGAATTAATCCAGTTGTAATAGGGTTAACTGATCCATCAATTAATAAACCGTAGTTGTTAAATTGATTTACTCTAGGATCGTCTCTTGTTGCTCTAGTATCACAAATGTCATCAAGACAAATACTTGCATCTCTAACAGTTAATGTTGTTGATACATCAGAAATTGATACAGTGTTATCAGCTGCAACAACAATAGTTGCTGTGATCTTTCCTGTTAATGAATATCCATCTACACATCCCGCAACATCTTTAACTAATAGTGATTCTGTATTAACATATAGATTTCTATCAGCACTGTTATTAACAACTGAAATCTTTCCGTTGATAGTAGCAGCATCTGCACCAGGTGCAAATAATTGCCATGTTCCATCAGCAGGTGGATCTTCTGGAAGAATTTCAGGTGGACCTACATCACCTGCATCTAATAATACAATTGATTCTTTAATAATCTTTAATGCCATTCTATCAAGAGCACCACATCCTCCACATGCTTCCCAGTCATTTTTATGTGTATAAAATACAAATGCTTTTGATTCAGTATAACAACCTAATTTCATAGCCCAGAATAATTCTGATGTAGGATGATTAAAATCAATTTTAGTTTTGTAATTCTTTGATGTTACTGATGCAATAGTACTTGATTGTACTTGGTTGATCAAATATTCATGACCTACTTGTGCAAATCTTCTTCTTTCTTCTTGATCTAAGTAAATATAGTTAATCAATAAACTAACTCCTTGTAATTTTACTTGGTTGATATCATTTGTTAAAAAGATTTCATTTGCTACAATTAATTTTCTTGCTTGGTCGAATTCAAAATTAAATTTAACTTCGTGATATTGTAAAGCAATCAAAGGTAATGCTAATCCAACATGTTCATTAAACCAGAATTTTAATGGGATATATAAAGTTTTTGAATCTTTTACTTCTCCGTTATATTCAGTTAATTCAGGAACATCTCCGATTAATTTTTCATATCCTCTTTCTTGGTCTCCTGCACATCTTGCTAATTCATACCAGATATCCAAATAAGTACCGTATTGTCTATCAATTTGTGATCCTCCTACATCAACTTCAACTTCTTTAATCAAAGCATGACCTAATCTTTTAATCCAACCGAATTTTGCATTATCTGATGGAGTAATTTCTGGTAATACTACTCTAAGATATGTTTCTTTAATTAAATCTCCGTTTCTATCAACTTTAACATGTGATCTTCTACCGAAATCTGGTGAACTACTAAATTGATGTTCAATTGTTTCCATTGAAAAGTTTGTATGTCTTCTGTAAACAGTCTTAAAGAATGTGATTTCAGGGTTACCTGTTGTGTATACATCTTGGGATCCGTAAGCTACAAGTTGAAAGATTCCACCGGTCATTGTTTAGTTATATAATTGACAATCATAAAAAAATTTAGAAAATGTTATATTTATATATTTCTCTATATCAAATTTATACATTTATACAGAGTCGCCCATTTCTACTATAAATAACGAAAATTAAAAAGCAATTCACTATTTTTATAAAACACTTAATGTCGGATACTTATTAAATATACCAGAATTTCAATAACGCACTAATATTATGTAAAGTTGTAAGCTGTTCCCGCTAATCCATTAAAAAACCTTAATATATTAGTATTTCTTCCAAAAATAAAACATCTTGAAGTTGGTTTAACTATTTCTTGGTTAAAATTAAATAAAATGAAAATAGATTCAATTACGGAAAGATTAGATACACCTGATGGCTGATATTCTTCTGGATAAATTGAAAAAGAATATGTGTAAATACCTTTTTTTGGAATATTAGTATGATAATAGTATGGTTGTAATATATTAAAGAATCTTCCATCACGACGATCAAATCTATTAATCCCATTATATTTTAACAACGCACTCTCTAAACTATCACCAGTCCCATCAATTCTAGTTCCATAATTATTAAATTGATACACAATAGGATCGTTTGCTTGATATCTAGTATCAACTAATGAACTGATAGGTCTACTCAAATCACTAATGGTAATATTACTTGCATCAATAGTTTTGTAAATGATTTCTTGAGATGCATTAATTTCTATATTTGCAGATATTAAACTATTGTAATTAACATTATTTTCTTGACCTTGAAATATTAAACTGTTTTCATTAAACCATATATTAGATAATGAATTATTAGTAATATTAACATTGTTAAAATTAAATATGTTAGTTGGTTCAATTAATACCCATGTTTGACCAGTAATAACACTCGGATCAAAGTTTATAGAAATACTTTCTTTCAATAATTTTTTAGCAGCTTCATTAAAAACACTGATATCCCATTGATCTAAATGTGTATAATATAAAAACTTTTCACCGGTCGTATAATTTCCATCTTTCACAGCCCATACAAGTTCTTTACAAGGAAAGAAAAAACCTAATTTGTACTGATTTAAATTATTAGTTACGAATTCTTCTCCATTAAATTGTAACTGTTCAATCAAATATTCATGACTTGATTGAGCAAAACGCCTTCTTTCTTCAGTATCCAAATAAACAATATTAGATAATAAACTGACATCTGATATAGTAACTAAATTATTATTGAAATTATCATCTTTAATAATAAGGCTATTTAAATTAGCTAAAGTGACATTAATATTAATTGATGAATACTGCAATGCAACTAAAGGAAGAGCTAGTCCCATAAACCTATTAAACCAAAATTGTAAAGGAATTAAAAGAGTATGTGATGGTTTAATATTAGTATCGTAAGTAGTTAACTTGGGAATATCGCCAATAATATTATCATATCCTCTTTCATGATCTTTTTTATGGGATAACTCATACCAAATATCTAACCATGTTCCAGTAAGACGATCAACTATTTTTCCTCCAATGTCAATAGTAATATTGTCTATTATTGCATGCCCTAATCTTCTTATCCATGCAAAATTATTACCTTCTGGATTAACACTATTTAAAACTATTTTTAAATACATCTTATTAATTAAATCTCCTTGATCTTTGAAAGTAACTGTTCCTGATGATCCAAAAGTCATTTCATTATTGAAAGCGGTATCGATAGTTTCCATTGCAAAATTAGTATGTCTTCTGAATGCTACTTTGAAAAAAGTAATTTGAGGTTGGTTTGTTAAATACACATCTTCAGAACTATTATTTGCCAAGTCTAGTAATCCACCTGCCATAACTATATTAATGAGAAATAATATATCTACTTAATATTAAACAAGAAGATATTGACTATATTATTACAAAAGCAGCTATACAAAAATGTTCAAAGTTAAATCAAGAAATTTCAAAAAAGTAAAAGACATGAGTTCTTTAGATGACATCCACAAAAAGAAGATGAAATATTTTAGTGATCAGATAAAAAATTTACCTAAGCAAAAAAAGAAAATAGAAACTTACAAAAAGCAAATTGATAAATTAAATAAAAAAATAGAAACTGACAATTATATTTTTGATCAAAACGATGTTGCTAAAAGAAATTCTATTAGAGATAATTTAGAAAAGATACAAAATGAAGTAGATAATATTGAATCAGGCAATGAAAAATTAGAATATTTATATTTAACAAAAGATATATTGAGCGATTATTATCAATCTAAAAACAAATTAAATCATAGTGTATCTAGTTCAAATACTATCAATAAATCAAAAAAACCTAAAACTAAAAAAAATAAAAAGACAAATGACATTAGGTCTTTTCTAAATTATTCAAAAGTAAAATCATCTCAAAAAATTAATTATATTCACCAATATAAATTATTAGTAGACCCAGATTACCAACCTATTGAAAGTATCAAAGACTCGCCTGTTTCTGGATGTAGTATATGCAGCAACGAACAAACTTTATTAGCATCCGAAGGAATGTTATTATGTAATCAATGTGGTAATTCTGAATTTATAATTGTTGATTCTGAAAGACCTAGTTATAAAGAAAAAGTTCCTGATAAACCATCTCATTCTTATCAAAGAATTAATCATTTTAAAGAACGTATTTCGCAATTTCAAGGAAAAGAATCAACTGATATATCCAAAGAAGACTATCAGTTAATTATCAAAGAGTTAAATAAATTAGGTTACACTAATTTTGAATTTTTAGGAAAACCATCTCTGAAATTAAATTACATTAAAAAGATACTCAAAAAACTAAAATTAAAAAAACATTACAAACATTCGACATTTATTATTTGCAAATTAGCAAAAGTATCTCCTCCAAATATAAATCAAAGAACTAAACAACTTTTAATTAATATGTTTAAGCAAATACAAGATCCATTCGAAAAACATAAACCAAAAGATAGAATAAACTTTTTGAGTTATTCTTATGTCTTTTTTAAATTTTTTGAGTTACTTGGAAAAGACAATTTAAAAAAGAGTTTTCCTCTTTTAAAAAGTGTTAAAAAATTGAGAGAACAGGATAAAATATGGAAAGATATTTGTAAAGAATTAAAATGGGAATATTATCCATCGCCAATATTTAATAAAAAAAGATAATAAAAAAAGATAATGATTTTAGATTATATGCGGATATATAGTAAAAATAATAATGATATAATAAAATATATAATGAATAATAATACATCAACTATTGACTATTTACCAGAAGACAAACCTTTTAGTGGAGCTAAATATTTTTCTATTTCTCTTGCAACTCCAGAAGGTATTATGAATTGTAATACTCGAGCTATTAAAGTTAGAGGAGCTTATCAAACGATGGACGAAGCAAAAAAACATGTTGAAACATTAAGATCGGTAGATCCTTCATGTGATATTTTAGTTGGTGATATTGGGAAATGGATTGGATGGAACCCAGATATTAGCAATCCAAATATTAAAAAAGAATATGGAAGTGAGCAAAAAGAATTAAATGATTTAATGAAAGCACATGACGAAAATAATGCTAAAGCTGCTATGCATCAACGTCAAAGAAAAATTAATATTAAAAGAAGACCTCAAAAACCTGTCACTGATATTGGAGATATTAAAAAACAAGCTATTAGGAAAAGATTAAATCAAAAAGCACTTCAAAAATCAACAACTAGTTCTATTGACACAAGTGAATTGATCAAAAAAGATGTTGATCAATCAAAAGATGTTGATTTAGATAGTCATATTGAAACAACCAAAAAAATGTACAAAGATCTAATGTTTTAATTATAACATGATCTTGAAAATTTTAATTATCTTGACAACTATATTCAGTTTACTTTTTATAAGTGCTGGGATATGGAAGTTATTAACTTTGCGACCTGAACAAAAAATTAAATATAAATACATACCAAGAAATATAGATGAAATCGATGATGTATCTATTATTTTTGATAGTATGTTTAAACAACCAAGTCCATGGGTTGATAGTGTTAGATCATATGATACAGAAAAGCAGCAAAAGATAGACGAATATTTTATTACACGAATGTAATAAAAAGACAGACATAAAATATTATTAAGTTATTCATTGTAGTAACATTCCTTTGTTGATATCTTCTTCAATTTCCCATTTTTTATTATAATTCAACTCATGATATCTATTGTATTGTTTACTGAATAGTTTTTCGCCTCCCGGAATATGATTATTGGCTTTGTACCATCCAATTTTTTTTTCTTTTGGTAAATGAACTTTTTTATTATTGATAACCATAACTCTATAGTCTTTGGTTAACGCTTCATATGTATTTCTGAATTCTTTGTGATTATCAAAAACACCAGCATAATTATCATATAATTTTTTGCTAATACTAACATTATCGTTTTTTAATAGCATTGTGTAATCTAAATTTCCTCTCCAAGAAGGTCCAATTCCCATCGGATTTTGAATAGTAATAACAAATGTGATTCCTATATGCCTTCCATTTAAAAAAATCTCATTCATTTTAACACTTTTTTTCCATTCACCATCATCTGCCAAACAATCATCCATAATTAAAAGTAGTCTCGGATCACATCGCTTCCCTTGTTTTAGATATTTTTTACATTTTCGGATCATTGCTTTCTGCCTTTGAAATATTCTTTCTAAAATATTTTCAGAAAATCTATAAGAAATATAAGATTCTGGAACAAGTTCTTTATAAAAACCTGCTTCCCTATCGGTTGGACATATTATTACACATGCTCCATATCCATAACTTGAAAAATTCTTTATTAAATCTCTGCAAATCCAACTTTTACCAGATTCTCTTTTTGCAACTAGTCCAATAGTTGATCCTGATGGAATTGTAGATAAGTCAAATTTTGGATAAGTACGTGAGCTGTTCATATAATACAAGTATACTTATACTAACTTATTAAATTTATTAAAATTCATCTAAGTTAATTAATATATCACTAACCCCTCCAATCTTTTTTAAATTGATATCATCAATAGGTATATCTTTCAACAATTCAGAATTGTAATCATCCATGCTTTGATAGTTGACTGCAAATAAAATTAAACTCCCCAAAATAGTAGCTATCAATAATCTACGATATTTTACAGCTTTTTTTTTAGATTCTTTTTTTGATTTTATTAAGCAATAGCTAATAATACCAATAACAATAACAACTAACCAAATTATAAAGATATTCATATAATATATTGATTATATATTATCTTCTTTGATTTGATCTTTGATTTGATCTTTGATTTGATCTTTGATTTGATCTTTGATTTGATCTTCTTTGTTTTTTCCTAAGCTACTAAAATATTGTTCTGTTTCAGATACATCATCAGATGATTCAGATGAAAATTCTATATTTTCGTTATCACTATTTTCAGAAACATCTTTTTCAATAGATGTTTTTTCAATAGATGTTTTTTCAATAGATGTTTTTTCAGGTAGCTGTGATCCTCCTCTAATTGGAAGATAACTTGGAGACGAAGTTTTAATTACAGGTTCTTTGACAAGCACAGGTTCTTTGACAAGCACAGGTTCTTCGACAAGCACAGGTTCTTTGACAAGCACAGGTTCTTTGACAGAAGCAAGTTTGGTACTAGAAACAGATTCTTCAACAAAATTAGGTTTAGTAGTAGAAATATTTTCAGATTTTAATTTTAGTTTCCTCATTTTATTTTCTTCTATTTTTTTATTTTGTTCTGAAATAACTTCTATTTTCTTTTTTAACAAGTCTTCTTTTCTCAATGATTCTTTTCTGAGAAAATCTGTATTAATATATTCTTTGGTAATAATATGCATTGGTAATGTTATTTTAATAGCATTTCTAATACAATCATTAATTATTTCCATTAATTTTATTTTACTTTCTTTAATTTGATTGACACTTCCAGTATGTAAAAATAAATATGGATTAGTTGAAAGATGATCTGCAAGTAATAAATAACATTTCTGTATAAAATAAATTGGTTTAATTTTTAAATAACACCTATCTCTTAATAATCTATTATTAGATGGGTTTTCGGATAATGTCAACAAAACAATGTAACTTTTAAAAACAGCCTTAAGCAAGTTTTCAAAATAGTTTTTTTTAGTTTGTTTTTCTATTTTATTCAATTCAATTTTCATTTTTGCTTTATCTAATGATTTCATAGAGTTTAATACTTTGATAAAATAGATATTAGCTTTATCATGATCAATTACATTATTTTTAGTAGCTTTTGTTTGAACATAAATGTATATGTCACTGAAACTTTTATAAATAACTGGAAACATAATACTTTGAAGTGATTTTAAATATTCATTTTTGATATCTACTATATTTTTATAGACAACACTATTAATAGAATACGACATTATATCATATTAATTAATATTATTTTTCTTGATCAAAACGACAAATTTATTTTCTACCACTAATATGTTTTGCTTGATCTTTATTCATACATAAACATCCAGCTCCTTGATATGAGTTATTGCAAAAATATTGACTTGGTACAAGTTCTCCTTTTTTCTTCATTGCACATATATATGGATCTTTTTTGGTTTCAAAAGGAACCGGCCATGTATCAGAACAACAACTAGGTGAACACATATTATCTTCTATTTTTAACATTCCGTCAGCTCCATCATCTAAATAATAATAGTTAGGAGGGATTTGACCATTCATAATATCTTCAGAACTACCTGTAATATCAGAAACTGCTTGAGAAGGGATTATTTCTACTTGTGCTTTTTCAGTTGGATTGGATTCAAAATCAACTTCCATTTTTTCATAGCTTGGTTTATAAAGTATCCAAGAAAACATAACAATAGCTACGATAGCGATTCCAAATGTGAGCATACACTTATTTTCAAAATCCATGTTTTTAGTAATTAGTATTTATACTAAAACGTAAAATAATATTTATTTTTTCTAATTAAAAATTGAAAATAAAATACTATATTAAATCACATAAAGAGTTGGGGTCAATTAAAACGATAATGAATAATTCCACAACACCCAATCCAATAGAATCTTGGACTAGTAAACATGCACCAAAAAACTATCAAGAACTTTCTATTGGTGATAATTGTGTAACACCTATTTGTCAATGGTTGAGTGATTTTTGGTCATACCGACAAACAATCGACCCTGTTAAAAAATTTAGTAAGAAAAAAATTAAAAGACCCCATCCATGTTCTTTATTAATTAGAGGTAATCATGGACATGGTAAAACATCCCTAGTTAATAATATTTTAAAAGAATTAAATTACAAAATTATTAATGTTAATTTTGAATATGTCAAAAACAATAAAAGTAAAAAGAAAAAAAAGGATACTGCTAAAAAAAAAGAAAATTTATTTCAAGAAGATTTAGTAAATTCAATTAACACGTTCGAAATAATTAAATTGATCAAAACATATAAAACTTCTATTAATGAAAATACAACTGCTAAAAAATCTAAGAAAAAAACTAAGAAAGCTAAAAAAGAACCAAAAAGAATTAAATTAAAATTAAATTGCAATTCTGATATTGACGGTGATGATAACGCTACTGAGAAAATTAAAAAAACTATTAAAAAATCAACAGAACAATTACAACTCCCAGTTATTATTATTGATAATTTAGAAAATATAACTGTAAAAAGAGAAATGAAATTTATAATTCAATTACAACAATATATCAACAACACATTTTTGTGCCCATTAATATTAATTGGAAATGACAAACATAACAAAGCAATAAAAAATATATCTAAACTAGCATTGGAAGTTAGAGTTTCAAAACCTGAATTCGAAGAAATGATAGCAATTGCTAATACTATTATTGCCAGAGAAAATATTTTATTTGAGAATTCATTTGTTTTTAGTAAAATAATAGAATTTTGTCAAAATGATATTAGGAGAATGATAAATACATTACAAGATTTAAAATCTCAATACAAAAAGACAATCACTTATACTGATTACAAAAATTATATATATACAACTGTAAGCAGAATGCATAGTGATAATTTATATACCAATACAGAATATTTATTGACTCAATATGAAAGTATTTATCAAACTATGAAAAAGTATGAATTGGATAGTTCTAATCTTCCACTTATGTTTCAATGTAATTATTTATCACATGTAAATAACAATATTAAAGATACTCAAACAAGATTAGATGTTTTAAAAAAAATATCTCGAATTGTTTCAAAAGGAAATATAGTTGAAAGTAATATCAGAGGATCTCAAAATTGGGAGATCAATGAAATATATGGAATGTATTCTTGCGCTATTCCTTCTTATTATATCAATAAATATATTACCAACACATGTCATGCTTCTATGGAGTATATTAAAGATTACAACTTTAACTCAAGACAAAAATTAAATGTTAAAAATATAAAATTAGCCGATGCTTACATAGAAAATAAAAATATCTTTGATTATATGTACATGAGTCAGATACTTAAAAAAATATTAGAAAAAGATGACGGTTTAGAAAAATGCGCAGAAAAAACATCTGGATACAATTTAGAAACCCCAGTCATTTCATCTATTATGAAAATAGACCAATCGAAAGCAGTAAAAGTTAAAAAAAAATTAACACCAAAACAATTAAAAATATTAAAAGAATACATCGACAGAGCTAAATTTTGGTAAATAATAAATAATAAATACTTTAAAAATTATTTTTTTTTCAGATAATAAAAATTATTTTATTATAAGAATTATATACAACTAAAATGAACTTGAACGAACAACCTAAGAATACTACCAGCTCTTCAAAAAAGGTAAATGTATCAAAGTACATTAAACCTGGTAAGACAGAAATCGAAGCTCTCCATGATATTAAAGCAGATCACGGATACGATAAAAAAGACAAAATCTTTGCACAATACAAGGATCAAAAAGAATATGTAATGAAAAGAGCTTTAAAATTCAAAAAACTTATTATGACAAGATATGCTCCTTCTAATTTACAATTCAAAGACATTGTTAAAAAAGCAAGAAAATATGCTAAAAAATATAAGTTGGGTGATGAAGTTTTTCAAGCATTTTTATATTATGCTATGACAGATGCATCTTTAAAAGATAAAAGATTTGATGTTACTAAGACTGGAATGGGAAAAATTTTAGGATTCAATGATATGTTTTTAAATGGAAAACTTAATGTTGATGACAAAGATATTGGAACTGTTCAAGAAATTAGAAAATTATATATGGGGACCAAACCACTTCATGATAAAGTTATAATTCAAAGCATGTCATATCCTGATAATAATATTGGTCCTGCTGTTATAAATTCAGTATATGATAATGCTATAAAAACTGGTAAGACATTAGATTATTTCAACCATATTCACCCAGTTCTTTTTGCTCTCGGTGCGCATAAAATGGAAATTATCGAAAAACATTTCGTTGAAGGAAGTTTACCGGGTGTTATGGAATGTGTTGTCAAAGGTATACCTATTATCCATGGACCAGATTTTTCATTATATAAAAACTTAGTTATGGATGTGTCTGGTATCGGATGTGATAAAAAACCAATCATTGATTTTAAAAATAGATCTGAGTTACAAGTACAGATATGGGAAAATTTTTTTAATATGAGAAATGGACAATTCTTTAATACTAATTTACCAAGATTTATGTTCGCGATCGAAAAATGTAAAAACTCAATTTATGATGCTCCGGATATGACTTATCTTAGAGATAGTGGTACAGTATTAAAAAGAATATTGGCAGCATTTTCATTAAGACCAACATTAATCAGTACAATAAATCCAAACGGAGCACACACAGTTGCAAATACTGCTGGATATATTAGTCAAATTCATGGTGTTTCAAATGTAACAACATTACCGTTAGTTACATTGAGATTACCAGTAGAAACACCCCAAACACCATTTGTCGTAGAAAACGCTTTAAATTCAACTGAATTTTTCGTTGAAAATAGAATGATTGTTCCTAAACAGAAAAAATTATTATTCAGTAATGATATTTTGATTTATTATATCAATAGAAAACAACATAAAATTGATTATTCTCAAAATCAATCAGGTCCTTTATTATTTGGACAATTACCTTTGGCTATGTCAGGATGGGAATCTATTAATGAGAACGAAATAGAATTTAGGGAAGAACAGCAAATTGGGGATGATAAATTTCTTTTGAGATCAGCGGTATTTGATGAAACTACGACTGTAGGTTCAAAATCTGTTATCACTGGTGCATCAGCTGGTGTATTTGTCGATGCTGTTCGTCGTCTTCACACTACTAAGAATCTCGCTACTAATGTTCCAAAAACGAGAAAAAATAATACTGGAAATGCTATCACTATGAAATATTATAATCCTTTAAGTAAGCTAGGTGGCTCATCAGTAAATTATCCAATAGTAGACAACGTTATTAAAGATGTTGTTGAAGTTACCACTGGTGCTAGTTTAGGTCACGAAGACTTACTCAACAAAAGAGCAACTATTTTGATCTTTCACAAAATAGCAGCATAAATAAAAAAATTACATATTCCAAACAGTAGTTACAGATGGCAATTGTGTTCGTCCTTTCGACCCAACATTAATAGGTCTATCAATTGGTTTAATAGGAGTATTGATATCTTCTAAATAACCAAAATATTGTTTTATATTTGACAGTACTCCAGGTAACATTTCCTGAATTACTTTATTGTTTAAATTCTTAACTTGTCTAACTATTTGGTTAGGTAAAAACTTTGCATGTTCTAAATAAACTGCTTTCATAACTATTAACATGCTGGACCTATCTTGGTCAACAATTAATTTATATTTTCCACAGGACTTTTTTAAAACCGCTTTCTTTAACATTTTTTGAAGACGTTTCATATTCGCATCCGAAAAGTACAATTTACTCATATCGGATGTTTTATGAATTCCTTTCAGAGCTGTCTCTGCCATATTAGTGAAATCTTTTCTATGGTCTTGTGTCATTAAAAAAGGAGTTGTATAAATATCATTCATGGTCATAGTGTTTATTTTGAAATTTTTTTCTTGAGCAGGCTTGAAATCAGTGTTAATCTTTGAAAAGTTTTGAAAATTCATTATTGTTATATAATTTACAATGATGAAAATATATTTTTTAAATTTGTATGGGTTAAATTATTGAATTATGTATTTTTCTATCATATTATTGATAGTAAATACTTTTCCATTATTAGATAATTGGTCAACTTTAACATGATTGAAGATAGATTTTAAACTAGCTCCTTCGACAGTTTCAGTTATTATTTCTTTAGAATCGTTTCTAGTGATAACTTCAACTTGTGTTGAATTTCCGCCGACTTTTTTTTTCAACATAACATATTTATATTCATTGAAAAATGGCGAATATGCATATAATTTACCTGGCTTTAAATCACATGTCACACCACTTTGATTGATATAAGAAAGCTCTCTTTTTTTGAAATATGTACCAAGACGATTATGTAAGTAGTAACTCATGTTATCTAGCATATATGATTTGATACTTTTATCTGACGATGAATTAGTTGCACTCGTGTTGATATTATTCAACCAATTAATAATTTCATTACTTGGTTTAATAACTCCATGTGTTGAAGTGGAATCACTGAAAACATCTTCATTAAATATTTTTTTAAAACCTTCGAATACAATATCTTCGATATTGTCATCGGACTTACTGTCATTGATGGTGTCATATAACTCATTAGAATATATCTTATAATTCTCTCCAGCTTTGTCGTTTTCTTTGTAAACACTATCAAAAACAACCATAAAACCATAGTTTGGAACATAAAATTCAAAACCATCAATAATATATAACCAATATCTAGGTGTATTTCCGTGATGAGACAACTCTTTGATAAATATATTATCAATTGTTATTTCCCAATAAGCAAATTTTTCTTTTTGCATAGTGTACAAAGCAGCAGCTATTTGAAAGTAGACGGAGCGCCATACATCATCTGAGAAAAATCCAGTATAGATTTCTTTATTAACTATTCCAGAAGCTTCTACTTTTCTAGATGCCCATTTAATAAAAGCATGTGTCGGTGATTCAGTTAGAATTACATGGCAATGTTTACTAGTGTTACCTGGAAGTTTAGCAGGAGCAGCTCCAACCATGGATACATTAATATTTTGAGTGCTTGGATGTCTTACTTTTTCAATAACTTTAGATGGTCTCAATTGAAAATCTCCACCTGTCATAGTTCCGTAAGTTCCACTAACAGCACTATTTCCTCCAACTTTTTTTCTAGAAGCTAATAAACTGTCAAAGTCAACACCTGAATTAGTTGACATAAAGTCCATTAAGTGATTAGTAAAGTTAGGACATATTTTATTTTTAATAATGTTTTCGTTGATATTATTATAATATCCTAATTCTCTCCATACATCATGATTATATTTTGACAATTTGGACTGTCTGCTATTAAATTGGTCATCAGTTAATCTATATATTCTGACATTAATAGCAGAACTAGACTTAGCACAAGATTCACCCTTTTTCTCATCAAATTTAATTGGATAACAACTTCCATATATCAACATATCATCAGGTAATGATTGATATGGATTATTACTGATAATAGAACTATTTAATGGATTTAAATTTAAAAATTTCAAGTAATTCATTAAACCATGACTACCTAAACCATTAATAGGTTTATCTTCTCCATCTGTTCTATTGATTAGTACGTTACGTAAGAAATGTCTGACGGTCTTTCTTTCATTGATAGTAGTAAAAGATAAATTGACTTGACTCTCCGGAAAGATACCTTCATAAATTGTGTTTAACTGAGAATGGTTTGTTAAAGGACCTCCGCTAACATTAATAATATTTTTGTTAACTATTGGTAATTTTGGAACATCTATATATCCTTGTTGTAACATTTCTGGCCTTGCATAAGCTGGCATGTAATCATATGCTTCATTTCTTTTATATTTTGGTTTCTCATCTTCTTTATTATATATTTGGAGGTTTACCATTGGCTGCTTGTCTTTATTTTCATAAATACTTTTTTTATTTTTCAAATAACTATTAATTTCGTCCATCTTTTCTTTGTCAGTACCTTTGGTTGGATATGATTCTTCCCTTTTTCTTTGACCGTAGTTTTGTTTTTGGATCTTTGGCATATATGGATCATTCTTTGATTTAGAAATATAAGGTTCTACATATTGTGGAAGAGGTCTACCTCCTTTCATTTTTTTATTTATTTTTGATGTAGCTTTCTTGTTCAAAAAAAAAACTTACCTCCTTTGAGTTCATGTATTTTCTTGTTCAAATTTAATTGATTTTCATAAGAACTAACACTCGGATTGTAGCTATATGTAATACTTTTTTTAGAAGCACTTCCTCCTTTTTGTGATTTGACAAATTGGTTTAATTGCATTGAATAATTATTATTATATGGATCAATAATATTATTATTGTGAGGAACATAAGGAACTGGGTTATGGGAATTTTGTTGATGGTATTGAAATGAAGGATTGTTTTTCATGTAGCTCATATCTTGTTGATGATTCCCTAACATGTTATTTTGCATGGATGGATCTGAAACACGATCTCTTATCCATGAAGGTAAAATACCTGAATAGTTAGCAGGTAATTTATTTAAATATTTTGAATGAGGAGTTTCTAATTGTGATCCTCCCATCATAAAATTACTTCCATTTGAAATTTGAAAATTATTATTCATGTTAGGATTTTGCATCATGGAATTTTGCATCATAGGATTTTGCATCATGGAATTTTGCATCATAGGATTTTGCATCATAGAACCTTGTGTACTAGGTTGAGAATCATTCAATGATTTTTTCATATTTTTGTACTTCTTTTCTAATGATAACATATCAAACTCGTCTTCTGAATCTTCATCATCGTATTCATGACCATGTGATTTTTTGTAAGATACTTCGCTATCACTATCACTATCACTTATACTTTCACTCTCACTATGTTTTCTTCTTTGCATTTCACGATCTGAATCATCTGAACTGCTGTCATTGATCTCACTTTCTGCATTATCTTTGTATCTAAGATTTTTGTGGCCAGTGTTTTTATATCTAAGGTTTTTACGTCTAAGGTTTTTACGTCTAAGATTTTTATTTCTTCTTTTTGGCGACAAACCTCCTCTGATTGAATCACTGTCTGTTTCTTGTTTTGCTTTACGTTTAACTTCTTCGATATCGGAATCATCTGATTTAATAGAATATTCTCTTGCTTCAATTCTAGACTCTGATGACATATCCATACCTTCTATTTTTTCTAATTCGTTTTCAGAAAGTCCGTACTCTTCGTAAAGATCATTAGATTCTCTGTATGATGAATAATTTTTTGTTGACGACATTTCACTATATTTTGGATCTATATATTTGTTATCAATATTTATTTTTTTTGCTAACATTAATGGTTCGTCCGAATACTGTGTAATGGAACTAATATTGTTATGCATACTCGGACTGTTACTTGCACTTCTGCTCAAAGATATTTCTTTTGTCATTTGTGGCTTTATAAATCCCCTGAATAAAATATTTTTTTCCAATATTTGTGAAGCTGTTTTCATGGGAAGATTCAATTCGTTGAATTTAATTTCATCCAAACCTGAAAATTTATTAATATCAGTGGAATATATTTCGTCAGGTATTAAAGAATGTATCATCTGATGAACGTTATCGGGAAGAGTTCCCTTTAATTTTTGGGTTACGTAAAGACAAAAATAATTCAAAAAATAATGTATATCATAAAATAAATTATCTGAATTTTTTTCTTTTTCACTCGACAATATTTTATGTTCTTTTATTGATACATGGTCAAAATTAGTTAGTTTGAGAAACATATTATGTGATGGTACTTCAAATTCTGTATCTCCAACAATATATGTTTCAAACTTTGTAGGAGTTTTTTTTTCACAAATAACAATTGCATCAAAATCTAATTTATTGTGACGAAAATCATTATATTGAGTTGTAATTTGTGATAATATATACAAAACTTGAAATATTATTGTTGTATATGTATTTTCATTAAGAAAATCAATACAGTCTTTGAGTAATTTATTATTGTGATAATTTTCAAAAACTTTTAAATAATTATTTTTAGTTTCACAAGGTTTTCCAGTTAATTTTTTAATTTGACTACTATTTAAATTAGTATACACAAGTGGAGTCAATATCATTTTATGTGGATTGTTAACTAAACTATTGAACAGAATAAAAGCAATTTTCACATCACGATAAACATCTGTTTTATGATTGATTTCGTCATTTTCACTAAAGTAATTTCCATATTTAGCTAGAACAAAACTTGCATCTTTCAACATAATTTTTTGTAAGACATTCTTTTCAGTTAGTTTTTGTTTATTAGCTAGAAAAGGTGAAATATCATAACAGTCTACCATTATATCTATTTTTTCAATATTGTCGATTGTTGTTAAGACATGGTTATAACATTTTTTTTTAGTTGATGCATATGAAAAATCATAGAGCAGTTTATTACGAAACAATAAATCAGAATAGTCTATTTCGTCTTTATTAGAAAATTGTTTGGTCATTATTAATATCTTTATAAATATTAATGATATTAAATTTAAAAATTGCAACAATAAATCACATTGTTTTTATTTCTTCTATCTGGCTCAAAAATTGATCAGTTGATTTTAATATATTATTAGATAATTTATATTCTAATAAAATTAGTATCATTTTGTTTAACTGAGACTTTTTGATATCTATCTTTACCATTTCATCTGATAAAATATTGTACAAAACAAAATTATGAGATTTGTATTGATTGTTTTCATTACATATATATTTATATACCGCTAATTGTAAATAATGTTCTTTTTTTAATTGACTCACACATTTAAATTCAAATACATTACTATCATCTACATAATCAATTTCTCCAAAAACATTTATATTTTTATTAATATTGATATTGAAACTCTCTTCCATCTGATATGATTTTGATAACACAGACTTTAAGCGTTGAAATGATTTTTGAATAACTGATTCTGATAACCAATCATATTTATCAATTTGCGACAATTTATTTATATATCCAGATGTGTAAACAGAATATACTAAAGCTATGTACAGCATATTTTTTTGGATAGTTTTGTTTTTTTTAATTTCAATTAGTTTTTTATTGACTATTCTCATTTGTGTTTTAAATGAAGATGAATATAAATCAGTCCATCGATAAGAGTTTTTAATATCGATTAATCGATCTAAGATAATTGATTTTCCTTGATCAGTCCATTGGTAATAAGCAGGAATTGCAATACCATTAATGGTTGTTACTGATTCTTGTAATGACTTATTTTTAGAATTGATTACACTTCCAACAATATTAATTTTTTGACTAGGTTTCCTAATAATAGTTTTACTAATCATATTATAACATTGATCCAATACATGATATGGTAAATGTGAAATTAATTTAGTGACTGAATAAGATTTTTTAATTTTTTTAGAAATACTAAATCCAGTTTCCAATTTAAAATTATTAGGAAGAGATAGCGAAACAGTTTCTTTTAATTGATCAATATCTAAAAATGGCAAACAGTTATTATTTTCTGTTTGTATTAAAAATAATTTTTCCTTAGCTCTTGTTGTTGCAACATAAAAAACATTAGGACATGTTTTAGTATCAGCATTTCGATTGTAAAATTTAAAATAAGAATCATCAAAACCAAAAACAAAAACTATTTTACGTTCCATTCCTTTTGATTGATGAAAAGAAGAAAAAACTATTTTACCTTTTATTTCATCAACAGATATTTTTTCATCATCTGAATTAGGGACATAAACAGGCCAATCTGGATGTTTCTTTTTAATGAAATTTTCAAATTGCATTACTGGATTTTTTTGTGATTTGATTGACGGAGCTAAAATAAAAATATCTCCTGGTTGACATGTCTTTAAACAATCCAATAGTTTATGATATACAAAGTAAGGTTTTTGATAGTCTTTGTATAAATGAACTTGATCATCTTTTATATCTTTAATATCTTTAATATCTTTTATATCAATTGTATCCACATCACAAAATGCATCTTTTAGATAATCATTTATTTTTTCTTCTGTCCATTCAGAATAAATTTTTTTTAATTTTTTTCTTAATTTATTTTTCATCAAAGGCACTCGACTAGCCATACTAGGGTATTCTATTCTAGCATCATCTTTTAATTTTAATATATTTTTTTCATATTTTTGTCTGTATTTAATAAAATCAGAACGTCTTTTATCTAAATCTTGTTTACTAGTTGGTGGTGAATTAAATGGAATAACTAAATATTCTGGTTTGATATTACTTTTTTTAAAAGTATCTAATCTATCACACTGAATCATAGATTTATTAATGAACGAACCCATTGTGTCAGTTATTCTAAAACTAACTGGTAAGTCACATCTAACCCATGAATATTTATTGAAATTAAATATTTTGTCAGCCATAGTAATATATCTATGATCTGCTTCATTGAAAACATAAATACTTTGATTTTTATCACCTAGTATACACATTTTAGGGGATTCTTTGCTATTGTTATCTTTGACTATTTTGACCACTAATTGATAATACAAACTATTAATATCTTGTGCTTCATCTAAAATTATTAAATCATAATTAAATTTGTGTAAAGTTTTCATTTTCTGATCAATAACTTTTTTAATTTCACTGTCTGTATAACATTTATGATAGTAATTTCTAACACAGAAAGAATGGTAACTATCAACAGCTAAGTTGTTGAGATTACATTCTTTAACTTTTTGCCGGGTTTCTAATTTTAATTTAGAATTATATGTCAAAAGTAAAATATTGCTATTGCTAAAATTTTTAGCAATGAACATATTGGTAGTTGTCTTACCACTTCCAGCAACAGAATCAACTATTACATTAGAATCAGATAAACTATCAATAATATTTTTTTGATGGAGAGATATTTCCGGAAGCATTTTTACTTTATTTTATATGTTTGATATATGTGATACAAGTAGTATTTACTTATATTATTTTGCTTTAATTATTTACATATGTAATGTCTTTTAAGTTTTTTTTCATTAACTGTTTTATTTTTAAGTCCACCGCCATTTGTAATAGATCGAGTAGGTTTGACACGATACTCTTTGAAAAATGGATTTGTTTCAATAATATCACTTGGTGTAGTATATTCAATATCTTTCAATAACCTTCTGTTTTTAGAACATATTTCAATATACTTTCCTTTTGAAGAAACTGATTTACCGTTCTTTTGATATTTGATAATACCAATCTTATCTAAAAATTTACCTTTTCGAAGTTTATCAGGAACAATTGAATCAATAAAAACAACTACTTCTTTTGGGATATGTCCATCTTTTATTTGCTCTGAAAAAAATCCTAAAAAAGTATTAAAAAAATAATGCACATCATAATATCTATTTTGAACTGGGTTAACATTAATACTTGAGGTCCATTCTGTATTTACTTTTTCATTTTCAATAACTCCAGGGATACATGCAAAATCAAAATCCCATAATTTTAATTGGTATTGCATTTTTGGTAAGTAATATGACTTATTATTAATTATATAGGTAACTCGTTTGTTTCTTTCGGTGTTAACATTTCTTTTATGAATTAATATATTATTAGGTTTTAAGTCATTGTGTCTGAAACCAGGATATTTAGTTTGTATGATAGCTAATACAGATAATATTTGAAAGAAGAAGTTTTTCCATGAAGAAAGAGTAATATCCAAATAATGTTTTCTCACAAAATCTAAAAGGTCTCCTTTATTAGCCCATTCACTCATCAAAATAGATACTTTATTGAAAAATCTACCTTTACGATAATTTTCAATGAATTTTTTAAAAACTTTATCATTTGCAACAATTTCATGTTTCTCTAGTCCAACAAAAGGTTTGATATCAGTATCAAATGTAATATATGGGAGAACAATATGTGGTGTCATTTCTCTAACAACAAAATAACTGAGAGCTTTGATAATTCTAATCTCTGCATTTTCAGGTCGATTGATATTTTTATATGAACCATATCTCTTCTTTGGATAAGCACATACTTTAACAGCAAAGTGAAACTTTTTATTATTTTCTAATTCTATTTCTGCTCTAAACGTTTGTCCAGTTGCTCCACTTTTGATGTAAGTTAATCGAGCTCCGGTTTTATTAATAATTGACGCTAAATCTTTTGATTGTTTATTCAACACATATTTAGTACTAGATAAATCTTTCTTTTGATTGCTATAGTCATCATCTTTATTTATCGGAGGATTAATATATGCCTCTGTCAAATGATTTTTTGTGTTAACCAATGGTTCCATAACGTTATTATGAAACAATTTGTTAATGATATCTAATCTAGATTTGAATGTATGTGTGTTATAGTTATCCAATGTTGATTTGTTAATTATATTACTTTTTCTCATTTATAGATGCTTTTAATATTTGGTCTCTTATAATTTCTAGTTTTGTTAATTTTAATTTGTTTATTTCCACAACAATTCTATTATTATTTAAAATAGGCATATCAACATCACACTTCCACCATAAATATTTATTATCAGTATCTATTTTATTTTCTATAGGAAACATTTCAGAAACAGGCGATTTACTAGATGTCATTAGATATTGATATGATACAGGGAGTAGATTAGAATAAACTGGTGGAACAGCTAATAATAATTGATTCATAATGGAAATGTTTTTACTTGGCAAGTACTTGATTTTGTTGATATTGTATTTACTATTTCGATTCAAATAATTACAAAGATCTGAAATCATAGGAGCTTTGTTGTATGGATACATCCAAGCCCATGAAACACATCCAAAATAGTAATATTGCAAACACCAATCAACTCCTTTTAAAAACTCTCTACATATATTATCAATAGATTCATTGTAATAAATGTTAATTTTAAAATATTTTTGATAGTATTTCGATCTAGATATTGGTGAACTAAATGGTTGGTTGATTAAATTATCTAAGCAATATATTTCTTTTTCATATCCAGACATTTTTTCTTCTTTCATTTTTTTAACTTTTCTAATTCTATTTTGTTTTAGAAATTTTGGAAGTAATGTGGTGAAATAATATTTTTCATGAGAATTATATTTTCCAACTATTTCAAATAACCATTCTTTCAAGAAAACTTGATTAATATTAGTTTCTTTTAATGAATCATCTATTTTAACTAAACCTTTGTTGAACTTTTTTAAACAGATTACATATTTTGATAACATATAATCAATTGCATTGGTTTTGATGTCAATACTAGGTGGATGTGGTATAAAATCATTACCAATAAAAAAACAAATCACAACAAAATCGTCTAATATGTTAACTGATTTAGATATATTTCTTTTGTATTTATTTTGATATATTTTATTGATTTCTTTTTTCAAGTGATAAATCATTGATTTGATATCAAAATATATTAATTCATCTTGACTTTTTGTACTATCAAGAAAATTTTTCTCTCGAAGTAAATATATTTGCGGACTTATTTTACTAGAAATAATAGAAGCTAAAAATATTAAATCAGCATCCAAACCATAGATCAATTTAATATTATCGATTGGATTATTTCTTATATAGTCAACTATTTTATGCTCACCTTCACCTGGTTCATGATAAGAAGAGTAAATGATTTTTTGAGATGAGATATTATTTATTTCTGTTGCTAAAAACTTTTTAATTTCTTGATGTAACAATTCCATAAATTCTGTTCCTGGAGTTATGACAATATTACTCCATACTGTCTTTACCGGTTTCCTAAACTTTTTCTTAATCTTATTTCTAATTTCTACATCTTGTGCTGATTTATAACGTCTTAATCGTTGTTGTTTTATTTTAGCCATAGGTGCTACACCATCAACTGCTATCATTATCAAATCGCTTGGATTTGTAAAAGATATTAAATAATGAAAATACTCTAATATTTGTTTGATCATGGCAGCTTCGAGTTGATTGTTATCGAGATCATTATCTAGTTTACTACTTTTAGCTAAAACATCAAAACATTGAGGATGGAACAAACAATTTGCGTCAATATACAATTGATTCACTTTTATTTCTTTTATTTTTTCAGATTCATTAATAATTAATTTATTATGATATTTTTTAACTAGCCACGCAAAGAAAGAAGGAACGCCCATTTTTTATATAATATTTACTTTAAACCAATCTCTCTTTTAAAACATTTTATCAATTTTATTTAAATTAATTTTTTTTATAGAAACAATTAATATAATATCATGAAAGTAAAGAAAGGAAAAAAAGTGGGAGGCATTTCAGAAGTTTTAAGTAAATTTATTGAATTAAAATCTTACATAGGTGAAAAGATTGGTAACAATGGTGCACCGGCATCTAAAGTTGCGTCTACTTACGTTAACAAAGTACCTAAATCAGTAGAGGATAATATCAAGAGATATGCTGAAGCTAAGAAACTATTTGATAAAGACGATAAGGCAACCTGGAGCAAACATTTAGCTACTGCTATCAAAGAAATTGAAGAAAAAAGAGCAATTACAAAAGCTGCAAAAGCAAAGGCTAAAGCTGAAGGTAGGCAATATAAACCTAAACAAGATAAACCTAAAAAAGCTAAAAAAGCTAGACAAAGAGGTGGTATGATGGACGATGACGATATGGAAGCTGATGATATGATGGAATATGATGAAAGTGAAGATGAAAGCGAAGATGAAGAAATGATGGGAGGTAGAAAGAAAAGAAAGTCAAAGAAAAAACCAAAAAAGAAGAAAAAGAGCACTAAATCAAAAAGTAAATCAAAAAGTAAATCAAAAAAGAAATCAAAAAGCAAACCAAAAAAGAAATCAAAGAAGAAATCAAAAGCTAAAAAGGAAGTAATGGAAGATGAAGATGAAGAAATGAAACCTAAAAAAGTTAAAAGAAAGTCTAAATCTAAGTCTAAGAAAACTAAAGCTAAAAAAGCTTCTAAACCTAAAAAAGCTTCTAAACCTAAAAAAGCTTCTAAACCTAAAAAAGCTAAAGCTAAAAAAGCTTCTAAACCTAAAAAAACTAAAGCTAAGAAAGCTTCTAAACCTAAAAAAGCTTCTAAACCTAAAAAAGCTTCTAAACCTAAAAAAAGTAAATCTAAGTCAAGAAAGACTAAGAGAAAAACTTCTAAAAAGAAGTAATTGATTCTATTTTATAAAATCAAAACTTGTATTTTTAAATAATTAATATTATTAATAATATTAATTTTTACGTTGATAAAACCGAATATATTTATTTAACTATTCTCATAATACCTTCAGGTAAAATTTCTAGAATACTAGTTTCTTTTTCAATATAATATCCCATATCTTTGAACATGTTAAATGATTTGGAAGACATGCTATTTAATTTTATTAATTTATTATTACATGTTTCAACTGTTTCGTTTGATGTATGTCCTATTATGATTGACTTTAGTTTGAGTAGTTTCAATATAGGTTCTATGTATTTACTGCATCTATCATCGCCTAAATCTAAATTTTTAGGGATTGAACCTAATATTCTACTCCAAAAAATATCACTCTCTACTATTTTATGTGCATACTTTTTTTCATCATCCGACTCTAATATATTTAACAAATACTTTCTCAATACATATTGTATTTTATAAAAACCATCTTTACTTTGGATATTTAATTTTTTCATAGTATTAACTGTTATACCAGCGTGTAAAAATATATAATCACCTATTACAATCAGTGGCAATCTAGTACAAGCTAGCATTTTAGCAAAATCGTTTCCTGGTTTAAATAAATTAGCTCTATTTATTAATCCACTTTTAACTTTTTCTTCATATGAAATAGAATCTGGGTTAGCAAATTCAATAACACTTTTATTAGAAACACTTTTCAAATATTTTTTAATATGATCATGTCTTTTTTTTCCAACTAGTCCTGGTTTATCTGCTAGCACATTTAATATTTCATGATTTCCAAATAATGAAATAAACATACCTCCATGTTTAACAGCTTCTAAATGTAGATCATTTGTGAAATTTAATATATCTATGTCAGTACTATCTATATTTGGTTTGTCACCACCTCTATACTCTTGCGATCTATCTCTAGTATCATCCAACTGATCACCAACTTGAACGACAATACTATTCCCTCCGATCCATTCATTCTTTGAATTAACAATTTTAGTTTTTCTCAAAGCATCTATTAAAAAACTTAAGTCGCCATGGATATCTCCTATTGCAATAACTCTCCCGTTTTTAGGAAAATCAATGATAGGAGGGATGTGATGAAGCATGTACTTAACGCAATGTTTTTCAAAAACTTTCAAATCTTCTTTCAAATATTTGCTCATTTATTTATAATATCTAGATATAATATCTGAATAATATACTTAAATATAATTATAAGGTTTTGGTAGAGATTTACTAACTGCATTGTTTTTAAGTCCTTTCATTGTATCAGACATTTGAGTGATAACTTGGTCAGGTTTTGGAAACGAAGTATATTTTGGATCTAGATATCCTGATATTAAATAATCTGAACCATATTTTTGTTTTTGAATCAAATCTTTTTTAGAAAGTTTTGATATTTCTTTTTTGTGACTATATTTATCTTCGTCTTTTAGTTCGTCTTTTAGTTCGTCTTTCAGTTCATCTTTTATTTGATCACTTTTTAATTTATTTGAGAATTTTTCATATGATTTTTTAATTGCCATATTGTTTTCTCTAATAACATCTAGTTTAGTGTCAATTAAATCACTAATATTAAGGCCTACCATAATAGAAACTACAATAGTAAAGACGACAATGAAAAATAGATCAATCTTAGAGATCATTTTATAGTTCTAATGTATTTATTATTTTATTTTTTTAATAAGACTTTATCTTGACAAGAATCATATGGAAGATAATCTTGGCCCAATCTTTCTTTGAATGGAATATCATTCATATGAACATATGATGGATAAAAATCGTCACGAAAACTTTTTTTATAATATTCTCCTTCTTTTAATTGATCTTCTTTTAATTGATCTTCTTTTTGATCAACTTCTCCCAATAGGGGTTCTCCACCTTTCATCATTTCATAAGTAATTACTTTACCTTTTATTAATACAATCGCTAAAATAACAATCAGTAATGCTACTTCACTATCTAATTTTTTAGTAGCGCAATATGCTAACAATACAACAGCTAGTAACATTGCAATCATTTTGCCCATGCTTTTTTTGTGATTTGCAATAGCTCCAACTATTTTCTTCGGAGGGAATGCAATCATAGCCAATAAAACTATTTTTACACCAATGACAATCATATCTTCATTTGATTTAAGTTGATTAACGAAATCCATTATAATATATTATATTTGGACGTATTAAAAAAATTGAAAATAGTTAATTATCGAGATAAATATAACAATATATTATTTAATAAAACAAAATGCCAACCAAGATACTAACACGTAGTGGATATAAGATCAACAAGAAATACATTTCTTCTTCTAAATTGAAAACAGTTAAATCTTTATTGACAATTAAAAAAGATGAAATGATGAAAAAAGATGTTGTTAGATATCCTGTATATATTGAAAACGAGAATTATATTATTGTTCCATTACACTTTGGTGATCAACATTTTCCAACTTTTAAAATAAAAAGTAAACTGTCTTGGTGTAACACAAAAGGAGTTAAGTTCACTGGATCTCTTCGTGATTATCAAATAGATATTGTTAAAAAAATAATACATAAATTGAAAACACAAAGAGGTGGTATGGTTTCTTTATCATGTGGTTTAGGTAAAACTTGCATCGGATTATATATTGCTTGTTATTTGAAAGTGAAGACTTTAGTAGTTGTTGGTAAAGGGTTTCTACAAGATCAATGGATGGAAAGAATATCACAATTTACTAATGCATCTGCAGGTATTATTCGTGGAGATACTATTGAGAATGATAAAGATATTGTAATTGGTATGGTAAATAGTATCAGCATTAAAAATTATTCACATAGTGTTTTTGATAAATTTGGTTTAGTTATTGTTGATGAGTGTCACACAGTTGCATCGCAAGTATTTTGTAAGTCATTGCAAAAAATAGGATCTCCATTTAATTTAGGATTATCAGCAACACCTGATCGAAAAGATGGTTTGATAAAAGTAGTTAAATGGTATATTGGAGATATCATAGTTGATATGGAAAGAAAAGGAACTAATAATGTAGTAGTCAAATGTATTAATTATTATTCTGATAATTATTTGTTTCAAGAAAAAAAAAGAAACGTGTTTGGTAAAGTAGTTCCAGATACAATTAGAATGACGAGTAATGTTTGTAACATAGAGTCTAGAAAAAATATTATTATAAAAACAATACTTTCTTTGAACGCTGACAAAAATAGAAAAATATTAATATTAGGAGAAAGAAACAACAATATTAAGCAAATCAAAAAAGATATTGATAATATTACTAAAAATAAAACTCTTACTGGACTTTACATAGGAGGTATGAAAAGAGAAAAGTTGGATCAAAGTTCTACTAGAAAAATAATCTTTTCAAATTACAAAATGGCATCTACTGGATTAGATATATCTGGATTGAACACATTAATAATGATCAATGGAAAAAAAGATATTGTACAATCAGTTGGCCGTATCTTACGTAAACCTCTTATGAAAGGAGATTCTAAACCAGTCATTGTTGATATATTAGATTGTTTTTCTTGTTTCCTTAACTGGGGTTGTATTAGACTAAAAGCCTATCGTAAATTTGGATATCGCATTGATAACTATATTGCTTTTGATGATCAGTTTGTTACACCCAAAACATTTTTAGAAAAAAATAATCAAACAGTAAATGAAGATAGTTCAATTAGAACTCAAATGGCTGATTATTTTGTATCTAATTATGAATATGGGAATCAAAAAAAGCATCCATTTTATAATCTTCCAGAAAAAGATTATCAATATTCAACAGAAGTAGATAATATATTGAAGACACAACTTGTTGATACTGATGAAAAAGTTTCTTTAATAAACAATATGTCAAATGAAAAGACTGGATACTTGCAAGAAGATATAAATGGATATTTTAAAACTGATTTAGTTAATTATTCTGAAAGAAGTAAAAGTAAAAGTAAAAGTAAAAGCAAAGAAAGCAAAGAAAGCAAAGAAAGCAAAGAAAGCAAAGAAAGCAAAGAAAGCAAAGAAAGCAAAGAAAAGAGTCCCACAACTTACACAGTCATACCAAACAATTTATCTTTTTATTAATTACCATACTCACCAAGAACAAAAAATTGATTATTAATATAAATAAATAATTTATACTAATCATCATAAGATAAAACAAATGTCAAAAAAAAATCATGATTTATGGATCGAAAAATACAGACCTGGTAGATTTAAAGATTTAATATTAGATGAAACAGTCAAAGAAAAAATAGCAGTCATTGAAAAAACAAAAAACATACCTAATATGTTAATTGTCGGGAGACCTGGTGTTGGTAAAACATCTTCTGTTAAATACATTATTCAGCAAATATATAAATCATCTTCTAAAAAATACTCACTAGACATTAATGCATCTGAAATGAGAAAATCAAAACAAGTTGAAGAATTATTGCCTGACTTTTGTAAAAGAAATTTAGTTGCTAATGAAAACTATTCACACAAAACAGTTGTATTAGATGAAGTTGATAACATGACACCTCAAGCTCAATATAATATTAGTGATTTAATGGATGAATACAAAGATACAACTAGATTTATTATGATTTGCAATAAATCAAATAAAATAATAGAAACAATTCAAAGTAAATGTATTATTCTCAACTATACTAAAATAAGCAAGAAACAAATAGTTGAAAGATTAAAATATATTTGTGGAAAAGAAAAAGTAAAATATACTGATTCAGGTTTGCGTAAAATATCTTATGTTTCACAAGGAGATTTGAGACAATCAATAAACAATTTGCAATTAGTATGGAATGGATCTGATAATGTCAATACAAAAAATGTGACAATGATGTGCAATGTTCCAGATATTAAAACTATCAAAAATTTATTAATTGAGTGTCAAAATAAAGATTTCTCAAAAGCTCTTGTGTATGTTTTAGAATTAGTAGATGCAGGGTTTACTATCTATAATATTGCTTCTTGGATTCTTTATGTTTTAAAAGATGATGATGATATATTAGATCTATTGGAAGAAAACCGTATTAAGTTTTTAGAAGATATTTGCGATTTAAATATTAAAGTTATTGATGGAATAAATTCTAAATTACAAATAACTGGAATGGTTGCTAAGATGTGTATGTAATAGTTGCTAAGATGTGTATGTAAAAAATATTTATTTGTTTTTTATTATAATAATTATAAAAAACAAAATGCTTTTAGAAAAAATTAATCAATATTTCAAACCAATTATTGTTTTGTTAACTATTTTAATATTGTTGTATGTGATGATGACCAGATTACCTGAAGAGAATCAATTACTTGCTTGGTCTGACAAATCAAAAAATCAATTATTGCAATTAATAGAAACTTATCAAAAACCTGATTTAATTGATAAAAGAATCAATGGTTTGGCTTATTGGAAAGTAGGAATTGTTATAAAAGATATACCTGATAAAAATATTTACAGTAAGTATTCATTGGAAATATCAGATGAATCATTAACTAAAATACTTTCAGAATATTCAAATGTATCATATGATAAAATATCTAAAATAATAACTATTCGTAACAACGATATTTTAGAAAATGAGAAAGATCTAGAAGCTATTAAAAAAGATATATAATAGCAACGTTTTTTAAGACAAATTAATAATATACAACTATATTATTAATGAGCATTATTAGAGACCCTGTTATAGGAATTGATTTAGGAACCACTAACTGTTGTATTGGATATTTTAACCCGCAAACTAGTCGAGTAGATATAATACCCAATCTTAATGGAGACCGAACTACATCTTCATATGTTAGTTTTTCTCCGACAGATGGAGAAATAGTTATTGGTAACGAAGCTAAACGTAATGCAAAAAACAATTATGAAAATACTATTTTTGATGCAAAAAGATTAATAGGTAAAAAAATAGATGACATTTTTATTAAAACTGATATTGATAATTTTCCTTTTGATATCACTTCTGATAAAAATGGAAAAATACAAATATTAGCAAAACATAACAACCAACAAAAATCTTTTTACGTTGAAGAAATATCAGGTATGTTACTTAACTATTTGAAAAAATCAGCCGAATCACATTTGGGAGTTGATGTTAAAAAAGCAGTTGTAACAGTTCCTGCATATTTTACAGATGCACAAAGAAGAGCAACTATTAATGCAGGAAAACTAGCCGGTTTAGATATTCTAAGAATAATCAATGAACCTACTGCAGCAGCTATTGCATATGGATTAGATAAAACAGACGATACTCGTGTTTTGGTTTTTGATTTGGGAGGAGGTACTTTTGATATTTCTATATTAGAGATTGGTGATAAAACATTTGAAGTCAAAGGAACTGAAGGAGATTCTCATTTAGGTGGAGAAGACTTTGATCAAACTGTTGTTGACTGGTGTATTAAAAAGTTTTTCTCAAAAAAGAATATTATTTACAAAAAAGATTTAATTAGTAAGAAAAAGTTAAAACAATTACATATCCAAGTAGAATATGCAAAAAAAACATTATCTAATTCAAATAAAGCTATCATTGAAGTAGAAAATTTTTATGATGGAGATGATTTGGAAATAACATTATTACGTTCTGTTTTTGAAAACATTTGTCGTAATGATTTTCAAAAATGTATTCAATTGTTAGATAAAATTTTGAAAAATACTCAAATCGATAAAAAAGACATTGATCAAATAGTTTTGATTGGAGGTTCTACTCGTATCCCAAAGATTAGATCAATGTTAAAAGAATATTTTAATAAAGAACCATTGAGTAATATTAATCCAGATGAAGCGGTTGCTTATGGAGCAGCTATTCAAGCAGCTATAAAATCTAATGAAACAAAAGATCATAGTTTTGTAAAAGATATTGTCATTTTAGATACACTATCTTTATCGTTAGGAATTAATACAGCTGGAGGAATCATGACAACATTGATTAAAAAAGATACTCCTATTCCAACTCAATCAGTAAAAGTATTCACTACGTTTTCAGATAACCAGTCAGTTGTTGCCGTGATGATATACCAAGGAGAAAGATCGCTAGTAAAAGATAATTTCTTGTTAGGTACTTTTGAATTAGTCGGTATCAAACCAGCACCTAGAGGTAAACCTAAAATAGAAGTTTCTTTCAGTTTAGATATCAATTCTATTTTAAAAGTAACTGCAACTGATTTAGAAACTAAGAACACTGTCAAAGTAACAATAGATAATAATAAAAATCATCACACTAAAGAAGCTCTTGATCAAATGTATCGTCAAGCGAAGTCAATGGAAGAAGAAGATAAAGAGATCAAAGAAAAGATACAATCAAGAAACTCTTTGTCTAACTATTTGTATATTTTGAATAATGATATTGAATCAGATGAAACTAAAAATTCATTAGGAGATTTAAGTTATCAAAAATTAAGCAATTTGATATCTGTCACATTAGATTGGTTAGATGAAAATCAAAAAGCAACACTGATACAATATCAAAGTAAAATGAAAGAAGTTGAAAGTAAATCAAAGGATATATTAAAAAAAGTATATCAAGAATAGATTATTAATATAATTATTGAATATAGTTATTGAATATAGTTATTGAATATTATAATGCAAAACGTATTTGAAATTAGTTTAATTGGTAAACGTGACGAAAATGAAGATCACCATAAAATTATATTAAATTTAGATGGGAAAAATCCAGAATTATCAAATATAAATTTCTATGGCGTTTTTGATGGCCATGGAGGTGCTTATATTTCAGAATTTTTAATGAATAATTTGTATAAATATTTTATTAAAAAAAAAGTAAAATATCCTGTTTCTAAAAAATATATTGTTGATAGTTATGATCAATTACAAAACCATTTGAAAAAAACTAAATTATCATATCGTCAGGGATCAACTGCTTTATCAGTTATACATTACAAACATCTTGAAAAAGAATTTATTAATATTGTTAATGTTGGTGATAGTAGAGCCGTTGTTTGTAATAAAGATAATTTTGCAATACCTTTATCAAAAGATCATAAACCTAATCAACCAGAAGAAAAAACTAGATTGAAAATTTTAAATGCTCCAGTTACGATGGATAGTTATGGAGATTGGAGAGTAAAACAATTATCTGTATCTAGATCTTTTGGAGATTATGACACATTTCCTTTTGTAACACATCGTCCAGATATCTTTAATTATAGATTATACAATGATAAATTTATTATATTAGGATGTGATGGTTTATGGGATTGTATCACTAATCAAGATGCAGTTGATTATGTTCTCAATAATTGTTATCAAAGTAATTTGAAACAACGAATTATTGATCATGGTAATATTGCCGATGAATTAGCCAAAGAAGCTATCAGAAAAGGTTCTACTGATAACGTAACTGTTATTATTGTATTTTTGAATTAACTTTTTTAACTGTGTCTGGATATTTTTTATTGACAATATGTTTAAAAGGAATCCATCTAGCTGTTCTATTATGATACTTGCATTCAACTAATGTATCCCAACGATTAATCGTATTGAATATATCACAGCATAATTTTGAAGTAGCAATTGTAGGTAAATAAGCAATATCTTTTTTAATATATTTGACATTCTTTTTTCCATTGTCAAGTATCTTTCTACATAAATACAATTCATAAACATCTGTTTCTTTTGTTTTAACCATTTTAAATATTGCTGAAATAGATCCTGCTACTTTAATATCAACTGGTTTTATTAAAACTTCTTCTTTACTTTCTTTGATTTTTTTACTATCGTAATTGCTGTAAAGATAAACTAATTTGGTATTAGATATTTTAGGCATGAATGTAATTCCTTTGATATTATCTTTTAAAGAATTTTCTGGGATAATTCGATTGATTAATCTTTCAATTGATTTTAATGGATGAATAGTGTTAGTCACTAAATCTAAATCATTAACTAAATTATCTTTTTTGTAACTTACTTCTAGATAAGTATTAATATTTAATATTTTATCATACAAACTATTTTTCTTCATGTTTTCTCCTTTGAAAGTGTAAACATCATTTATTACAAAAACATTTTTCTTAGTATTGTTTAATACAACACCATCAATAATAGTTCCTTTGTAAATATTTTTATTAAGTCTGACATTAATTGGATATATCTTTACATCCGATATCTTAATTTTATCAAAGTCATATTTTAATGTTTGACGATATATCAAATACGAATAATAATGATCACCATATCGATTAAATACTAGCAAACTGTTAATTCCATTAAAATTAGGAGATACGTAAAATTTTTTATCATTAAGTGGATCTAAATGGGTAGTGTTTTCTATCATAGTATAATCATAATCAGATAGTTTGATATTTTTAAAAATGTATTTGACTAACTTTTCTCTTATCGATGGATCATTGAAATTATCATTTTTACCATTTTGTTTATTGCTATTGTTATTGTTGTGACCATACTTTTTAGTATAATTCTTGTTATTATTAGTATACTTTTTACTACCATTAGTTTTACTACCATTAGTTTTACTACCATTAGTTTTATTGCTATTTTTATTGCTATTTTTATTGCTGGATCTGTATTTACTCATAATAATATATTTTTGTTTTACTAAGACTATTAATAACTTAATATCTATTGCTTTATATTTTCATTTTTTATGGATTCATCAATTCTTGGTAAGTCATGAAAGATTTGTTATTTTCAGGTCCCGAAATGCCTACTAAATTACTTCCCGGAATAATTCCACCATTAATAGATTTTTCATTTTTGTATTTTCTTTCATATGGTTGCAATTCCATATTAACCATATCTTGATCTCCGATATTAGTTGGTTTGAACTCAGGTAAATTGCATGGTTTCTTAGTGTTAATATCAACTCCTTTAGTCAAACTATCATAAACACTTTGTATTGTTTCACCAACTGGTAACTTTCCACCTAATCGATAATGATTAATTTTATCAACTGGATCAAATCTACTATTACTATTAATATACATTTTTTCTCTACTATCAATAACATTATCAAGATATCCATTCAAATCTAGTTTTGAATCTTCATATATCAAAGATTCTGGATCTTCCATATAAGATAAATGATCATCTGGTTGATATGGTTTATTGAACAGATTATCTTTTCTGTATATTTTTTTATTTGATTGGTTGTTACAAAACGGTTCTGGTTTAGACATTTTAATAATTACACCAATTATCACTAATATTAAAAAACCTATCGCGATATTTTCTAAATGATTCATTTTATAATATATAATTATATAACAAAATGTCAATAACGGAAATAGAATTATCAAAAATTAACATAGAAAAATTAAGAGCAGAAATAGAACTGATTGTTAGAAATGACAGTGTCAGTATCTATGACTTAAAAGATGTTTTGTCACCAGTATTTGATTATATTGAATACCCTGCTTTTGCAAAAACAGTAAATGAAATTGTTGATATTGTTTTAGAAGACAGAAATGGAGATGGAAAGTTTGACATTGCTGATTTAAAGATGTTGTCAACTGATATTAGAGACATTGGTAATTTGATTGGATTGTTAGTTGTTTTATTGCAATATATTCCTAAATTAAAATTAAAATACCAACATGAAATTACTGAACTATTAGTTTTCAAAGTACTGGTCTATATGTTTATGGTAGTCATTCCAGAAAAAGCAAATATTGTTTGGTCTATTGATGATAAAGTGAAAATATTAGATATTATCACTCATATTTATAAAGTGATAACTCAATCAAAATTAGTGAAAGATATTATTGAAAGAATAATTCAATGGTTTAAAGATGGAGAACATGAAAAACTATTCAAAAGAGTATTCAAATGTTGTTATCCGCCAGTAGATAAAACTGAAGAAATTATTGCAGAACATTTACCAATCATGAAAGAAAAGTTACGTTCAACATTAATTACATGTAATCGTATGAATATTTTATCTAATGCTGTTAACAAATCTATCATGTAATAAGATTGATAGTTGGTCGAAGTAAATACATATCCCAGCAATAATGATTCCTATAATGGCACTGTAAATAATTAGCCTAGTATTCCATGTAATGATCATTATAGTTAATGAAAATATAATGTGTTTGATTATTTATTTTGTAGCAAAAGATAAAAGTGTTTGATAAAGATATCCTTTATATGAACTAGATGCGTCAATGCTTTTATCTTTTGCCATTATATATCATTGCTATCTATTGTTAAATCATAGTTAGCTTGTTTATAATTTTCTATCACAGAATCAATTTTGTTTAGTATTAGAAATTACTATTAATACTATTTCTCAACCTTTCGTTTTTATGATCACGAACAGCGTTAGCTTTTTGAATAGCTTGCCAGTTTCTTGCTTGCATTGGTTTTTCAAATCTATCAGTATGTAAATTAAACTGTGTACTGAACCCTAAACTATTGACTTTTTTATCAATAAATTTTTCTTTTCTGTATTTAAAATATTTGTAAATTATAAAAAGAATTATCACTGCTATCAAAAAATAAGTATGATTATTATTTTCTACTACAGTTTCTAAATCACTTGATGTACTTGGTATCAAGTTAAAAGCGAAATTGTTATCTTTCAAACTCATTATATAATAAGTTTAATTAAAAGAAATATTGATTATAATCAATTTATATGAATCAATATCAACAAATATCACAAAGATATCTTTATTTAAAAGAAATAGGAAAAGGATCTTTTGGAGAAGTATGGAAAATAAAAAGAGTATCGGATGGAAAATTATTAGTTGCTAAAAGAGAAAAAAATAAAAAAGAGAAAAAATCTTCACTTCGAAAAGAAAGTAAAATATACATTGATCTATTGAGAAATAATTTTGGGAAAGGAATTCCAAGATATTATGAAGTAGTTGTTACTAATTCTCATCATGATATGATACTCGAGTTACTTGGACCGAGCTTAGATAAACTTTTCAAAAACTCAAGGAAATATTTTTCAATTAATACTACTTTATTTTTGGGTATTGGTATGATAAAACTAATTCAAAAAATGCATAATATAGGATATTTACATAGAGATATTAAACCAAGTAATTTTGTAATAGGCAAAGATGATCCATCTGAAATATATATTATGGATTTTGGTTTGTCTAAATATTATTTAACTGAAAATGGTGAACATATTAAAAAACAAACTGGTAAAAGTTTAGTAGGAACTGCTAGATATGCGAGTATCAATGTTCATAATGGAATCGAGCCATCTAGAAGAGACGATTTGATATCTATTATTTACACTTTAATATATTTTCACATGGGATCATTGCCTTGGCAAGGGTTAGCTATCCACAAATCAAAGATAGATTATATGGAATCAATAAAAGAATTTAAAATTAAAACATCCAATAAAGAACTTTGCAAATCTTTCCCGAAGTGTTTTGAAACAGCATTAACATATTGTTATAATTTAAAATTTACAGAAACACCCAATTATCATTATTTGATTAATCTGTTTTTGAAAGAATTCAATAAAACTAAAAAAGCTTCTTTTTGTTACCCTTGGGTGATCATAAAAAAGTAAAATTAAAAATGTTTTAAAAAATAATATTTTATTAAAAATAATATTTTTTTAGTTTAGTGTTTTGGTTTAGTGATTTGGTTTTAGTTTTAATATTAGAAGTCATCTGAAATAATCAAATCTTGTTTTTTCGCATTACCTACTCTTGCATTCTTATATGCAGTTTCAACTTTTTCGAAAAAGTTTCCTTTTGTATGTAACCCAATTGTATTCATAAATGTTAACTTATGTTTCGCATTATATAATTTATTATATTTCATCATAACTAATAATCTATCTGCACAATATTCAATATACTTATTCATTTCACTTATGTTAATACCAATCAATGATACTTTCAATGCATTGCTCATGAATTCTTTTGTTGCTTCTGTAAATGTTTTTGCAATTTGATGCACATTTTTTTCAGGCAATCTTTTTTTCATTAACATATATGTAGTAACTGCTACTTTAACATGCATACCTTCATCACGAGATATCAATTCATTGGCTTGACATAATCCAGGCATAAATGCTTTTCCTGATTTTGATTTGGATGTATTTTTATGATGCTTGATCCAAAATATTGAAGCAAATGATCCAGAAAACATAACACCTTCAATAAATGCAAATGCAACTAAATTTTCTGCAACTGATAAATTCTTGTTATCTGCCCATGATCTTGCTAAATCAGCTAATTTTTTAATATCTTTATTATTTTTCCATGCGTTATTTAATTCATCTTTTTCCTTTGCATCTTTGGTGACAACATCTAAATTATTAGCATATACAATAGAATGAATATCTTCCATCGCAGATTGAAAGTTAATATTGTAACGATACTCTAATATATGTATTTTTTTAGATAAAGTATTTCCAATATTGAAACCAACAATTCCATCAAATGATGCAAAAAAAGCAATTTGCATTTTAATATATCTTTGTTCATCGCTATTTAATTTCAAGAAATCACTATAGTCATTTGAAAAATCTATTTCATCATCAATCCAAAAAGCTGCCTTTTGTTGTTGATACAAGTCCCATAAAGGACGATATCTTTCATCAATTGGTAGCGTCGTTGGACGATATGAAACCGGGTCTAACATCGGATCTAGTATCATTTTATCTGTGATCGGGTTCCCTTTTTTCTTAGCACTGTATAATAATTTCATTTGAGCATCTTTTTGAGCTAATGCAATGATATTCTCTACTTCTGATGTTGACATTTTTGTTTATTTAGATATTTATTGAGATAGTATTTATATATTAACTATATCAATTTTTTTAAGTTAATATAATATCAAAAAAAATTGACTTATTAATTAAATATTATTATACTTAAAAAATATTACTCACTAAAAATTATCAAAAAAAATGTCTCATCTAACTACTTATGTTATTAAAAGAAACGGTACAAAAGAGGAAATCAAATTAGAAAAAGTACAGAAGCGTATCAATATTCTATGTAAAGAATTTAACTTAGATAGAATTGATGTTTTTACTATTGCAAAAGAAGTAATCAATAAAATATCTAATAATATTGAAACAAAAACTTTAGATACATTTGCATCTCAAATTGCAGCTGGGTATATTTTGAATGATATTCAATATGGTAGATTAGCTGGAGTTATAGCTATTAGTAATCATCAAAAAAATACATCAGGTGATTTTGTTAAAGTAACTCAACGTCTTTACAAAAATGTAAGTGGTAGTAAAGATAGTCCATTGGTTAAAAAAGGATATTATGAATTTGTTATGAAACACAAAGAAAGAATTTTGAAAGAAATTGATTACAAAAGAGATTATAAATGTACTTTCTTTTCAATAATGACTTTATTAAGATCTTATTTAACTAAAGTAGATAATACTAATCCAGATAATACAGATAAATATGATATTATTGAAAGACCACAAGATCTTTGGATGAGAGTTGCTATTGGACTTAACTATCATAGAGATAATATCGAAGATGTGATTGATTCATATAATATGTATTCTAATCAATATGCTACACAAGCATCTCCGACACTTTTTAATGCAGGTGCTACTAAATCTCAATTAGCTTCATGTTTTTTATTAAATATGGAAGATAATATTGAAGGTATTTTCAAAACTGTTTCTGATTGTGCTTATATTAGTAAATGGTCTGGAGGAATTGGATTTAGTGCTTCTAAAATACGTTCTAGTGGAAGTGTGATTCGTGGTACTAACGGACAAAGTAGTGGAATTGTACCTATGTTACGTATGTTAAATGAATTAACTAAATATATTAATCAAGGAGGTAGAAGAAATGGTTCTATTGCAGTTTATCTAGAACCGTGGCATGCAGATATTGAATCATTTTGTGAATTAAAAAAACAAGATGGTCATAATGATAAACGTGCTAGACACTTATTTTATGGATTATGGGTTCCTGATTTATTTATGAAAAGAGTTAAAGAAGATAAAACATGGTCTTTAATGTGCCCAGATCAATGTCCTGGATTATCAGAAACATATGGAGAAAAATTTGAAGCGTTATATCAAAAGTATGAGCAAGAAAAAAAATATGTGAAACAAATACCTGCTAAAAAATTATGGTATCATATATTAGACTGTCAACACCAAACTGGTGTACCTTATATGATGTTTAAAGATAATGTTAATAGAAAATCTAATCAAATGGAAGAAGGTACTATTCAATCAAGTAATTTATGTACTGAAATTGTTCAATATACTAATTCTAAAAAATATGCAGTTTGTAATTTAGCGTCGTTATGTTTACCTAAATTCATAATCAATGGAGTCTTTGATTTTACTTTATTAATCAAAATGACAAGATTGGTAACAAGAAATCTTAATAATACAATTGATTTATCATATTATCCAACTCCGGAAACTAAAAATTCTAATATGGAAAGTCGTCCATTAGGATTAGGTGTGCAAGGATTAGCAGATGTCTTTTGTATCTTAGATATACCATTTGATTCACAAGAAGCAAGAGATCTGAATGTATTAATCTTTGAGTATATATATTTTGCAGCATTAACAGAATCATCTGCAATAGCAAAAAGAGATGGACCTTATAAAAACTTCAAAGGTTCTCCTTTTTCAAAAGGTAAATTACAATTTCATTTAGCCGGAATGACTATTGACGATTTAAAAACAAAAGATAAATTAAATTGGAAAGGATTAATTAACGATATCGTTAAACATGGAACTAGAAATAGTTTGTTGACAACTGTTATGCCAACTGCAAGTACATCTCAAATTATGGGAAACAATGAATGTATTGAACCATATACAAGAAATATATATGTCAGATCAACATTAGTTGGAGAATATTGTATTATTAATGAACATTTAGTAAAAAGACTTATGCAATTAAATTTGTGGACTAAAAATGTAACTGATCAAATAAAATATGACGGTGGATCTGTTCAAAATATTAGAGAAATACCTAAACAAGTAAAAGATGTTTATAAAACAGCCTATGAAATCAAAACAAAAGCAATTATGGATTTGGCTATTGGTAGATCTCCTTTTGTTGATCAAGCTCAATCTAATAACTTATTCTTTGATAATCCGAATGATGCTCGTTTGACATCTTCTCATTTTTATGCATGGAAAAATGGTTTGAAAACAGCTATGTATTATTTGAGATCAACACCTTCATCAAATCCTCTTAATTTTGGTATGGAACAATCTGATATAGATAAAATCAGAGAAGATCGTAGAAACTTCAAAGAAAAGGGAGCAATCAAAAGAAATCTAAATAAAGATACTGAAAATTGTGAAGATGAAATATGTACATCATGTCAATAATTAAATTACTATCTTATTGAGTTAACTCAAAAATTAATAATAATAGCTTTATTATTAATTTTACTTTACCTTTCACTTGGCTTCAAATATTCTAATTGTAATGCATTAAAAATATCTTTTTCTGATCTAATCTTCATTTTACACATCAAATCATTTTTCTTTTGATAGAGTCCATATTGATTTAATTTATAACCTAATTGTTTAGCAATTCTTCTGATGTTAACATTAAAAGCAGCTGGTCCAGTGAAATATAATAATGCAGAATGATATGACCCTTGTGATATGTATTGAATATCTAATCTTCTAACTGGATGGTCTTTATCTAATTGACAATATCCCATATATTTAGTATCTCCCATACTAAGTTGATCTAGTAAAAAACCAGCTAAATGTTTATTGACTACTTGATGTAATTGATTTGGTTTTTCATTGACTAACATTACCTTTCCATCTATTTTTTGATTAACTAATAAAACATCAATGTCATTGGATGTTTCTTCTCCTCTACGATACGATCCACATATAACAGCACATAATCCAGGTATTTTATTTATTTTTTGAGTCAAGTATTTTTCTATTTTTTTCATTTCTTTTCTGGGAATATTTCTTTCCATTTTATCATAATATTTTAATCCTAATTTTATTTGATCTGACAATTCTATTTTTTTATCTTTGGATAACTTTTTCAATTCCTTTACAGAAGAAATGTTGTGATTCTCTATTAATTTGCTTGCAACTGCTTCTCCAACACCAAAAACTTTATCTAATTCATATATTAATTCTGATTTAACTCTATCTCTTTCAGAAATATCTTCTATTTCTGAAAGTATTCCATTAGCAAGTATTTCGTCAATACGATCCATAGTTCCTTTACCAATTCCTTTGACTCCTTTTAACTGTTTACTGGATGTTATTTTGTCTGGATATTTTGCAATTATTTTACAACTATCTGTTAATTTCCGCAATTTCATAGTATTGATCATTCTATCTTTACTGTCGACTTTAGCAGTTTTGAAGACTCTTTTAAGATATTCTAACAATCTTTTAAATTCATCAACTAGCTTTTTATTAGCAGTATTTTCTATAGTATATTTAGAAGATTTTAATGACATTATATTAAATAGAAGTAAAAAAAAATTGAAAAACCGAGTTTCAGACAGTTCCATTAGTATTGATGGATAACTACTTTAAAACAAATACGAAAAAAAGTAACATATTAACAATGAATATTAATAGAAAAACAACAGAAATCAAAGGATTATCCAATAACGGAAACACATGCTACATCAATGCATCAGTTCAGTTTTTACAACCATTATTTGAAAAAATAGTTGGTCCAAAAAGCACAGAATTATCAGAATTCAAGAAATCACCAGGTTACGGACCAGCATTAGACGTAATTGATGTTGTTGAATCCAGTACTAGAGTTGGAAATTCATCATCTGAATTTTTGATTAATTACTTGAACAAAGTTAAGAAAGATAATTTAGAAGGTAACACTAAGATCGACTATTATGTAAAAGGAGAACAACGTTGTGCTGTAGAATTTGTGAGAGATATTTTAGATAAAATGATTGTTGAATTGGAAAGTAAATCTGTTATTAAACGCAAAATTAATAAACTTGATTATGCTCAAAAACTTTTTGAAATCACTTACATCATATCAGAAAACTTGAAGTGCTACAACAAGACTACAATCGAACAAATGAGTGGTTATGACTATTTAGGATGTCAGTGTTGCAACACGAAATGCAGAAAAGCTCTTTATGGAAAAAGTGCTATTTTCGAAACGGACTATACTTTCGAATATCGTGCTCTATTGTCTAGACAATTGACGAATGTTGAAACTTTGAAAAAAGAAAATTATGTACTGAAATCTGGACTTATTCATCTCGGAACAAAAGATTTTCATGGTGATTTTGGACACTGGACAGCATTTAGATACGATGAAAGCAGAAAATGTTATTATTATTGTGATGACAGTCGTATCGTTTCTTTATCTAAAGCTGAATTGAAGAAACTCTTGGAAAACAAAGAAAGAACGCTAAGACTAGTTCATTATGTACTTGAAGAAAAAAAGTAAATAATAAACTGAACAATGGACAACTGGCCAAATGGCATTAAAAATCAAACTAATTAATTATTAGTTTGATTTATAATAATATAATGAAACTGTTCGCAATATCTAACAAAGGTAATACCTGTTTTTTTAACAGTGCTTTACAATTAATGGCACCTCTTTTTTTAGATCCAGTGATCATAAAATATAAATCTGAAATGCCACAATTGCATTATTTATTTTCAATATACCAAGAAATAATTAATTCAAATGACATTTCAAACCCTTCTTTAAAAAAAATGATTGATCGATATAAATTAATGGATAAATCATATCAATTTGGTAAACCTGGTGATGCCGATGAAGTGTTTACACAAATATACAAATATATTGATGATTCTATTATTAGTAAATATGTTTCTTGCAATCCTGCAAAACCTAGTTATTATTTATTTGTTAACTTACACCAATACCCCAACCACAATATTGAAATAATGAAAGTAATTGATAATAAAAATTATTTATTAGTTTCAGCTATTATTTATTCTGGTGGACATTGGACTAGTTTAAGATTAATCAAGGGAGAGACTGAGTTTCATGATTATTATTTCATCAACGATATACAATCAATCAAATTGTCAAGAAACCAATTAATAAAAGTAATGTCTTCGCAGATAATAACTGTTTGTTATATTAAAAATTGAAAAAAAGCATAAATATTCAGAGAGACTATTAATTTATAAAAATAAAAATATGTCAGACATCATATTTCAAATAATAGACTGGTATGAATATGATAATGAAAAAGCAAATAATTCAGATGAAGAATATTTACAGAGCGATTATCAAGTAAAAATATTTGGAAGAGATTTTAAAAACAACACTATATGTTGTACTGTCACAGATTTTAAGCCGTTCTTTTATGTTAACATTCCAGGAAATTGGACATTACAAACATGCAAAAAGTATTTACATCACATTTCTAATATTGTTAAAAAAGAATACCAAGAACAGATTTACAATTATTCTATTGTTAAAAAACATAAGTACAAAGAGTTTAACAATTACAAATTATTTAATTTTCTTAAAATAGAATTCAAAACATTGATTGGTTTTAAAAAGTTTTCATATGCTGTCAAAAGAGCATCTAAGTACGGTCCTTATCGAAAAGAAGGGGATTGTATTTTTGAATCTGTATTAGCTCCTTTTATCCGATTGATCCATATGCAAGGTTTAAATGCAGCTGGGTTTATAAAAATATCTAATTATAAAAAAGATCCAGAAGATGAAATCTCTACTAATTGTAATATTAATATATCTACTTCATATAATAATTTACAGAAACATGAATCTAGTCAAACTGCTCCAATT